GAGTTCGGCACCCAGAATATGAGCGCTCGGCCCTTCTTTTATCCAGCCTATCGCCTTCACAAGAAGCGGGTGAAGGGCAGCATTTCGCGGGCGATCAAGAAGGGGCTGAAAGAGGGCGCGGCATGAGTGCTTCGAATGAACTGCAGGCGCTCATCTATAACCGCCTGACAACAAACGCGGGCGTGACGGCCATCGTCGGAACCCGCGTTTATGACAACCCGATCGGCAAGGACGTGTTCCCGTACATCTCCTTTGGGCCATCTGACGTGGTGGAAGATGACGCAGACTGCGTCACCGGCCGCATTGAGACGGTCCAGATCGATTGCTGGTCTCGGTATCAGGGCGGTTTCCGTGAAGTGAAAGACCTCGCCGACGCGGTGAAGAAGGCGCTGCATCGCTACGCCGGAGCGCTGACCGTGAACGCCCTCGTCGAGATGACCGTCGAAAGCATCCGGTACTTCCGCGACCCCGACGGCCAGACATCTCACGGCGTCGTCACAGTGCAAGCAATCGTAGAGGAACACTGACATGGCTTGGGCAATCTTCAAGAAGCAGTTCAACTTCGACCATCGCCCGCTGAAGGCGGTGAGCCAACTCATTCGGCCCTCCGACGTGCCGCAGCAGTTCCCCGAGCGGGTCATCGCTGCCGCCGTAGCGGCGGGTAAGGCGGAGCGGGTGGAAAGCCCCACCGCTGACCAGAAACGCGCTCTGAAGCGCGGCAAGCGGGCAGACGAGCCCAACCCAGAGGGCATCGAGGCCCAGTAACCACGGCTAGTCGAGCACTGGCCCGCTTTCACTAGGAGAAATTGCAATGGCGCGCGCCACCACAGCACGTTTTGAGGAAATGATTCTGGAGGTTGAGACCACCCCAGGCTCCGGTACCTTCGCCGCGATCTGCGGCCTGACTGATGTCACGATCAACCGGACGTCGAACATCGACACGTCTGAAATCCCGGACTGCGCCGATGAGAGTCTGCCGCTCGCACTTGAGCGCCAAGTCCGCTCGCAGGAAGTGACAGTATCCGCGACCGGCGTCTGGGCGCTGCAGAGCAGTGAAACCGTTCTGGACTGGTGGTATAGCGGCTCGACCCGCAACATCCGAATCCGTAACGCGAAGGCGGAGAATGACGGCGACCCGGGCGATACCTACGCCGAAGAAGGGCCAGCCCTCCTTGCCAGCGTCAATAACAGCCGCACGAAGGGGCAGAAGGTTTCTGCGGAGATCGAGATCCAGTTCGACGGCGTACCGACCCGCGCCGTAGTGGATGCTTCGTCCTAATGCGCGGCGTTGACCTCACATGGGCAGGTGGGGAACATTCCTTCCTGCTCAACATCGATCTGCTGCGGGCGCTGCAGGAAAAATGTGATGCTGGCCCCGCCTTCATTCTCAAAAGGCTTGGCCAAAGCGAGTGGATGGTGGACGACATCGTTTCGACTATCCGTCTCGGCCTGGAAGGAGGCGGGATGGAGAAAGAGGCCGCGCGCAAGCTGGTGACGAAAGTCCTCGATGATCGTCCGATCACTGAGCTTGTCATCACAGCGCAGGCGGTCCTTATGGCAGCTCTGTACGGCGCGGAGGATGACCCTACGGGGGAGTCTCAAGCGGGGGAGAACGGCAAAGCCGCGAACCTCTCCCGCGAGGGAAATGGCGCTTCTCCAGCTTCTACAACTGGGCCTCAAGAATCCCCCGGGACATTGGGAGCCTGACCGTATGGGAGTTCGGGGCTGCTGTGGACGGATACATTCTGGCCAACAACCCCAAGGCCAAGCCGCGTGGCGGTGATATTGATGAAGCCCGCTTGGCGGAACTTGGTATTGAAGGGTTTTAGAGGCCGGGTTCTCGCCTTGGGGTGCCAAAGACAGGGGCTCCATCTGACACCACCTCGAATTCGCGTCCAATGAGCAGTAGCGGGATCGCTGCCAAGGATCCAAATGCGCCGATGCCGAGCATCCAATAGTCAGCAGACAAGTTCACATAGCTGGCCATGTACGGGTTTTGGGCGGCCGCAACCAACTTCGAGCTTAAGCCCCAGTACCCGTACCCTGACACAATTGGGCCAACGAAGAGGCTGGCTATCCCCAGCCAGCCCGCACCCGTAAATCGTTGTCTGGTCCGCGACATTACCGCCTCTCGAGGTATAAATGGCCACCGATGTAGAACGCTTAATCATCCGGCTCGAAGCCAGTCAAGCTAGGTTCGAGAAGCAGCTCGCAGAGGCGAACAACACCGCCAACCGTCGTGCGCGTTCCATCGAGAACCGCTTCCGGCAGATGAATGCCAATCTCGACGGCATCTTTGCCAGAAGCTTTCGCGGTCTCACCACTCCGCTCACTGGGCTCGCGGGTGCGCTCGGGACGCGAGAGATCGCCCGCTACGCCGATGAATGGACTGAAGCCGGTAACAAGATCCGTGCTGCATCAACGTCCGCTGGGGTGTCGGTGCGTTCGCTGAACATGCTGAAGGACGGCGCCAATGATGCCCGCACGGAACTGTCGGCCTATGTGGACCTATATGCCAGGTTGATACGCTCGGCGTCTGGCGTAGCAAAATCCGAGGAGGAAATCGCGCTCGCGACCAATCTGGTCTCTAAGGCTTTCAAAGCTGGGGGCGCGAGCGCACAGGAACAGGCGGCGGGCATTCTTCAGCTTGGTCAGGCGCTTGGATCAGGAGTTCTCCAGGGTGACGAGCTCCGTTCCTTGCGTGAGAACGCCCCGATCGTCGCGAAGGCAATTGCCGACGAATTCAAGACAACCGTAGCAGGTCTGAAAAAATTGGGTGCGGACGGGGAGCTTACGTCCGATCGCGTTTTCAAAGCCATTATCAACGCGCAGAAGCAGATCGAGGCGCAGTTCAAGGCCACGAACGCGACTATCAAAGACTCTGTCACGCGAGTAAATAACGAGTTTCTGGCCTACATTGGCAATGCCGACGCTTCGGCCGGCGCAAGCCGCATGCTTGTGGACGCTCTGAGCGCCCTGGCAGATAATTTCCAAGGTGTGGCGGACATCGTTGTGCAGTTTGCCACACTGCTCGCCGGAGCGTTCGCCGGGAAAGCGATAGCGGCCGCCGTTGGCGGGATAGGCAACGCTGTTATTGCGCTGGGCTCGTTCATCGCAGCGCTAAAGGCTGGCCGGGTTGCTGCGCTGTCATTCACGGCGGCTCTCGGCCCAATTGGTCTACTGGCGGGTGGCGCTGCAGCGGCGCTGTTGCTTTTGTACAATCGCCAAGACGATGCTGCGGGATCTGCATCTACATTCAAGCGCGCTATCAACGACAATGAGACTGCCCTTAAAACTGCAACCGATGCTACGCACGCACAGGTGTCTGCCATCCGGCAGTTGATTGCGGCTCAGGCTCAAGCTGCCCGGGCAGCTGCTACGCAGGCAGATGCAGATTTCTTTGTGGCGGCTGGACGGCAAAAAGCCTTTCGCGGAGCCACCGGTTTCGAGTTTGCACCGTTTAAGTACGCGACAGATCTGGCGGATTCACGCGCCTTTGCATTGAGTGAGGCTGCCGTAAAGCTAGAACAGCAACTCGAGGAAGCAGACAAAATCCTTTCCACCAAGCCATCCGGGTTTGGCGGGGGCGGCGGCGCTGGCGATGGATCATCGGGCGGCGCTAAAGAACGAGCAAACGAATATGAGCGCCTTGCGGCCAGGATCGCGGACTCAACGGCGTCCCTTGTCGCAGAAACCGAAGTGCAGCGCGGGCTAAACCCTCTCGTGAACGACTATGGCTATGCTGTCGAGAGGGCGCGGGCGGAGCAAGATCTTTTAAATGCAGCGCTTGCCGCGGGTATCGAAATCACCCCCGATTTGCGTCAGAAAATTGGCGAGTTGGCACATCAATACGCCACCGCAACGGCAGAGGCCGCACGTCTGGCCGAGGAGCAAGACCGTGTTCGCCAGACCGCAGAGGAAATGCGGGAGCTTGGCAAGAATGTCATGGGTGGCTTCATCCAAGATATGATGAACGGAGTGGACGCGACTGAAGCTCTCGCGAACGCTCTTGGCAAGGTGGCAGACAAATTGCTTGAAATGGCGCTGAACAGCCTATTTTCAGGCACCGGCTCCCGCGGGGGCGGCCTTCTCGGCGGCTTCCTGATCCCAGGCATCCTTCACAGCGGCGGCGTGGCCGGTAAGGACGGCTACGGACACGGTCGCGCGGTTTCGCCATCGGTGTTCACCGGGGCCAAACGGTATCATCGTGGGGGCGTGGCTGGTCTCCAGCCAGGCGAAGTACCCGCGATTTTGCAGAAGGGTGAGGTCGTGTTGCCACGAGGCGCGAAAGTGTCGGGTGAGGGCGGGACGACCTATGCGCCTTCCTACAACATCGACGCGCGCGGGGCCGAGGCTGGTGTCGAGACGAAGATCCGGCAAGCTCTGCAGGAATATGACCGTGGCAGCTACTCGCGCTGGGTCTCCGGCTTCCAGCAAGCAAAGAAGCGGAACGTTGCATGACGGCATTCCCGAACACGCATTCGAGCATCCGCTTTCAGCACTCGCGCTTCAAGCTGAACAGGACTGTCGCCTCCAGCATGTCAGGAGGGGGAAGGTTCAACCATACCCAGATAGGCGAGCCCTTCTGGACAATCGACTTCACCAGCGTTCCACTGAAGGAAAAAGAACTGGCGCAGCTCGAAGCGTGGTGGAGTTCGCTGCGGGACGGGCTGCGGTCAGCGCTCGTCACCCAGAACGTGACCTGCCGTCCGTTCGCTCACTCCAACCCGGCGAACGCCGCGCCCGCGCAAGATACTGGCACGCTCTCCAGCGTGAGCAGCGGCAATGTCCTGAACGTTGCGAGCGTGGCCAGTGGTCTGGTGCTGCAGCCTGGGGATCTGATTGGGCTGGAGAAAGATGCATATCGCGGGCTTCACCGGGTCGTGGCCGTATCCGGAACGGGGACAACCCGCGCGATAACAGTCGAGCCCCCACCGCGCTCATACGTGGCGGCCGAGGGCGCGCTCGTGCGGTTTGAGAACCCTGAGCTCGTGATGCGGCCGGTCCCCGGCAGCTACAGCGTGAATGGCTTGGGCCGCCCGCAGGTATCCTTCCAGTTGGTGGAGTCGCCGAAATGACCCTGCCATCCTCCGTAATCAATCTGCTGGACGATGGGCACATCACCATAGTCGGCCTGATCCGCTTCGACTTTGGCTCCGGCACGTATGGCTTTGCGAAGTCCGCGACCGGGCTTTCATGGAGCGGGCTCACCTATCAGCCGGGCGGCATGATCCAGGTTTCTGACTTCATGGCCGGTACCGGGACGTCAGCGCAGCAGTTCACCATCGAGCTTGCGGCCTCGCCGGACGACGGGCTGACACCTGATGTCCTTCAGGAGATCGAAACCGAGGACTACCGCGACCGCCCCGTCACGATCTACGACGCCTATTTGCACCCTGACACTTCGGCGCTACTCCACGTCGAGGCGCTGCGCCGGGGCTATATCGATCAGCTGCGGCACGAGGAGGGCGACGAAGGCTATAAGCTGGTCGCTGAATGCGAGACCCGGGCACTTGATTACAGCCGCTCGAACTATCGCAAGCGCAATGCGGCCGATCAGGAGCGCCGCAACTCTGGCGACAAGTTCTACCTCAATGCCGCGATGACAGGCCGCCAAGAATACTGGTGGGGCCGCGAGAAGGGGAATTGGAAATGAGCCGCCTTTCGGATTGGGAGCTGCGGTTAAACGCAGTGGTCGAAAAGCATCTAGCATTGCCGGCGAAGTTCGGTCTCTCCGACTGCTACATGATTGCCGACGATGCGTTCGCGGCTGTCACCGGCGAACGGCTATACAAGGGCGTTCGCTATGGCACCGAGGCGGGCGCGGCCAAGCAGCTGCGCAAGCGGGGCTTTGAGACGGTGGAGGATGCCTTCAGGGCCCGTCTGCCAGAAGTTGGACGCCTTCTCGCCCATCGTGGCGACCTCGGCGTCGTCGATCGGGACGGCGTCATTTCCGGCGGAGTGTTCACGGCCCTTGGGTTCATGACCAGAGGCGAAGACGGGGTGGTGTTCCTCTCACCGCTCGATGTCAAAGCGGCATTCCGCGTAGCTTAGTCGGCAGGTTTCAGCATGGCATTTCTTGCGCCCATCTTCGGAGCGATAGGCAGCCTTTTCGGTGCTGTTGGGTCCTTCCTTGGGGGGCTTGGCTTCATCGGCAAGGCGCTGCTCGGGATCGGCCTCAACCTCGCGGCGCAATACCTTCTTCGCAAGAGCCAACGGCCTGAACCGAGCGGCATTCAGCTGCAGGTTCAATACGGCACGGACACGCCGAGGCAGGTTGCTTGCGGTCTTGTCGCGACGGCGGGGCATGAGATCCACGTCAACACCTACGGTGATGACAACAAGTGGCTTCAGAAGGTCTATCAGCTTTCGGACTACCCGATTGACGGGTTCGTTCGGCTGGCCATCAATGGCGAATGGGTGTCTATCGACTTCGAGAACCCGCACGCTACTCGGGGGTGGCCAATCGCCGGCAGCGAGCTCGCGGGGCGCTCCTGGCTGAAGATCTACGACGGTCGGCAGACATCCGCTGATGGTGCCTTGATCTCTAACGCGAAGCCGTCTGACCGCTGGTCAAGTGCTGCGGTCGGCCTTGGCTGCGCATACGCTGTCTTCACGGCGCAGTACGATCGCGAGAAGCCGGTCAATCCTCCTGATCTGCTGTTCGAGTTCCGCGGCGCGCGTCTGTACGACTGGCGCAAGGATGACACAGCGGGCGGAACCGGCGATCATCGGTGGGATGATCCGGATACGCACGAATTCACCGAGAACCCGATCGTCATCGAATACAACTACCGCCGGGGCCTTTCGATCAACGGCGACCTGTTCTGCGGCATGGGCATGGATCCTGTTGACCTGCCCCTCGCCCAATACACGGCGGCCGCGAATATTTGCGACGAGATTGTGACCGGTGGCGAGCCTCGCTACCAATGCTCGATCATGCTGGATAGCATGGCGACCCACGGCGAAAACATCGAAGCCGTGATGAAGTCCTGCGGCGGTATCGTGATCGACGCTGTAGAGGGCTCTTGGCCGCTGGTTGGGACGGCGCAGCCGGTCGTAGCCACTATCACAGACGCCGACCTCGTCGTAGGCCAGCCGGTGCGATGGCAAGCCAAGCGGTCGATGTCGGAGCTGGTCAACAGCATCTCAGGTACATACCCGGAGCGCGAACAGCTGTGGGCTATGGT